TTGATCTGCTTTTCGCTGGTGTCTACCATCCCGCCTTTGGGTCTGCCTTCCCCGTTATCAACATCGGCATCCCAGACCTGAACATACAGTTGGTTGCCATCATCATCTTTAGCGTCTTCATCAGCCAAGAGTTTAGCGGTGTTGGTATAGGCTTGGGTTGGTACGCCATCGACTAAAGCAATGTCTCCAGCCGTAATATAGTAGTATCTCCCATCCTTCATTTCTCCATTAACCACATCTTTAACATTCATCTGAGACATGAATTCAGACATTGTGGCAATACCAGCCCCATCAGGGACAGAGTAATTAAATAATTTTTGTACTGTGGAGGCTGTTCTAACGATTGCCCCGTCTTCTACTATTGCGAACATTTTTTACCTCGCGTTGGAATATTTAAATGGACTGGATCCAAAAACCATATAACTATAGGTATTTGCGCTGTTTAAACCGCCGCTAGTGGCCCGTAGCTTAAAGCCGTTTGAAAGAAAATCTACACCACCGGAAGATGATTCAACGGCAGTTAAGTTGGCATACAAGACATCATCATTTAGATTAAAAGCAGCATTTCTTTTGTTATCATACATCCACCAACTTTCACCAGCACCATCGGCATACTTAATCATTAACCACGCAGGGGTGAAACCCGTAAAAATAAAGGGGCCAGCCGTAGAATTATTCGCTTCATACGATCCAAATTTTGAATACCCATCTACCTCTGCGAAACAATACGCCACCATTGTATTTGTGTCTGGATACCCGAAATTTGTAAAGGTTGAAGAAGTTAGCGAACCATACGTTGAAGTGTTTATATCTGCTTTGGCAGCAGTAGTATTTAGAATCAAATAGTCTTGAGATCCGTCAACAGCAGTTGTCCACCAATACCAACTACTCGCTGCCGTTGCCCGTTGCTTGTATAAAACAACCTTTGGAGTAGTTCCCAGACCATGCGGGATAGTGTCTGTATTTGAACCATTTGCCGTCCACGTAACAATAGAGAACCCTGCGGCAGTATTTGCTGAAACTGTTGCGTCTATATCAGCACTTGTGTCGGCAGAACCTGACCCGTTGGCTTTCCAGTTCCAAGCGACATAAGTATGAGAAGAACTATTTAAGTCATTATATTCCGACGAATCATCAACCGTGAAGCCGTCGCTTGTAAACGCAACTAGGGAATTATTAGGGTCGGATGTGACTACTTCAGCGAGATTATTGTTGCTATATAAAACCCTGCTAACTCCACGAACCGCATCAAATAAATTATGGTAGTTAGTTGCATTTCTTGTTTTAATCCATACCCAGTCTGGTTGAAACCCTACTCCTGTTAGAGTTCTATCGTCGGTATCATTACCGGTATACAGAATCGTATTAAAATGATCCGTACCTTTTGTAATCGTTGGGGTTGGGAGGTTCGCGGTACACAGTGCTTTGTAATCTGTAGGAGGCGTGTAGTAAAAATCTTCGCCTTCTCCCCCATTATTTTGTTTTGTTTCATTGCCAGCAAAAGAAGAGTTTGCACCAAAGTTTGCTTCCCAATAACCTCTATAGTCCGTAGTGCCCCTAACACCGATAATAAAATGGTATTTCCCAGTGCCTACATCAGTAATGGAATAGCCACTCGTAGAGCCTATTGTAGAACCGTTTCGATAAAAATAAACTTTTGCATTATCGGCATCCAGTGCAACGCCGTACTTATCCCCTTCTGAACCAGCGGTTAAATCAGTGGTTATCGCTGTACCATCTACAACAATGGCTCTATTTGCAGCAGTGCTATTTTGAGGGAATAAAACAACATTGCCTGAACCGTTACCGTTTTGATTGCTGTTGTCCACTATAGGAACATAAGTGCCAGCACCAATATATTGAGCGTTGCTTTTGTCTCCGCGCACTCGAAACTCAGCGTAATATTTTCCAGACTCAACCGCGATTGTAGAAACCGTTACGCCGAAATTACTTTGGCTTGGTTGATATGGAACTGTATTTCCTTGATACCAATCAATATCTGTGCTTCCCGCTAGAGGGTTTGCTACAGAAAAATTATTGGTTGGTGAATCTAAGAAAACATCATCGTTATCAAGACTGACAGCGGTATAGTTGTTTCCTTCGCCAGAACTGTCAGTACCCAAAGCCCCCGACACGAACTTGAGGTAGAAGCCATTAGTGTCATACGCACCACTTGCAGTGCTATATTTCTTAGGAATCCACTGCCCCGTGTCTTCATGTGTTTCGCCAAAAGCACTAGGGGTTAAA